ATCACTCATTCCTGCAAATGGTATTCTACAATTATCCAACCAAGTGATCCCTTTTTGATTATCAAGTGCTTGGTCTAAATAACCTTTCTTCTCTAATGGTTTCATTGCCACAATCACGACTTCTACTGCTGGTTTTGGTTGGTATCCTGCATATGAACCATCAAGCTCTTTTGCTTTGTCTATATCACCTCGTTTTGCCACGGCCTTTTGAATATTCATAGCCTTGGGAAAACCTGTTGAATATGTCCAGTAGATAGGTGTGAAACCAATTTGAAATCCAACTTCCTCTAACATTTGAACCATTCTGTATTGAACGTCACTTCTTGGAGCACTCATTACGAATGCAAATCCACCTGGTTTCAATACTCTCAATGACTCTTCAAATATCTCTTTAGGTGGCAACGTCTTATCCCAAGACTTACCCATAAATCCATAGCCATAAGGTGGATCCGTACAAAGTAAATCTACTGAATTATCTTTGAGTTTTTTCAACTCATCAATACTATCCCCATTGACTAATTTATTTTTTAAAAGCGAAAATTGGCTCATACTTGTATCCAGCTCCCATAATGCTTGACAGAGTTAATTCTATCGTTTGTTCTTGTTTAAACCCTAATTCCTTTGCTATTCTTATTGTCTCATCTTCTATAAACTTGTACTTTGGTGTGTTTGCTATATTGATTAACATATACTTATTGGGTTTTAATCCATTGTAGCAATTCTCAATAGTTTTTTGTAAAAATCCATTTACCCATTCATCTGCAGTCGGGTACTTTTTAAAACTTTGAGTTGGTTCATCTGAGTATTTCTCCGTATCAAAATAAGGTGGTGATGTGAAACACAAGTCCAGAGACTCTTTATCTGGTTCAAATACTTCACTACCTAATTTATGTAATTCTACTGTCTTTGTCAAGTAATTAAAATCTTTTTTTATCTTTTTCAATCCTTCAAATGCTCTACTGGATGGTTCTGTTCCGATATACTTCTTTCTTGAACTTGCTAAAAATCCAATCAACCTTCCACCCCAACCACAACTCATATCCCAAATAACATCACCACCATATTTCTCATAGATTAATTTAGCAGCAGTTGGTCGGAAATTACTTACGGCTTGTGTTCCGCTATATATCTTCAATGATTGTCTTAGTCTATTTTCATGAAAAATACTTATACCATCACCATGCTTTAAACACCAAGTCCAACATTTCCGTATAACTGATTTAAACTTATCATCATCTAAAAAGGTTTCCATTGGTGTTAATTTAGCATTACCGCATTGTATTTCCCAAAAATATGGAAAATAAGTCCAAGCCAATCTCAATCCATGCATTGTCTGAATAATTTTATTATCTTTGAATATCGTATCTACATCAAACCTTTGAATCTTTCTCATATGTTGATGTTTCTCGTTTTCATGAATCTGATAATGTGGAAATCCATGTCTACGATAATAATCAAATATAACTTCAATGCCATATTCTATATCCACTACATCTATTGAATTTGTAACGCTTTCAAACTCCAAATCTCTTTCATCATATCCGAGAAATTCACTTAATACTTGTGGATTATTAATCATTCATTAAATCATCATAACGAGCAGATAATATAGCTTTCGTTTGATTATCTCGATTATTAATTTTATGTTGAATACCCTTACCTTGTATTGAACTTGATTCAAAGATTTCAATCTTACCAATGTTAGTATTTATCTTTGCTGGATAAGTTAATCCATCAGGACCGAATCGATTCTTAATAACATGAAATCTACCTGTATTTCCTATCTTATCTTCTATCTTACGACTCAATGATATAACGAAATCTGCTGTCATGACTTTAGCATAGGATTCAGCAACTTTACTGGCTTCAATGACATCTTCATCCAAAGCACTTCTATTAGCTTGACTTGCTGTCCATATTGGAATTTGCATCTCACCAGCCAAACCACGTAAGTCCTCATAGATATTACCCAAAGCATGTCTCATCTCAGTATGTTTATTTACATCTTTCATAATATCAGCGTAATCAACCAATACCATATCAACCTTTTCTCCAAATGTTGTTACTTTTTTCAAATGAGCAGACAATGTATTTACCGTACAGGCTTTAGTTGGATAATACTTAATAGTCAAATTACCATCTAGCTTTTCTAATCTCTCCAGTACCTCGTCCTTATGATATTTAAGATTTTGACTCTCTACGCCAGTAAAAATACTATCGTATCGTAACCCTACGTATGCTTCATTTAATTCTAATGTATAATGAACTACATTCAGCCCCTTAGATATAGCATAAGCACCCATAGCACTTAATACCCAAGATTTACCAATACCAGCCGGAGCAACTACAACTCCCAACTCACCAGCACCCAATCCACCTTGCATTACCTCGTTTATAATATCCCACGGTGTTGGTGATGTAATTCTTGCTGTTTCTGAATATCTTTCTTCAATATCTTCTAAATAATCATGTCCTAAATTTCTTTCAACGCCAGCTTGCATCGCATTATCTATTAAACCTTTTATCTCATCACTATCGCCGTCTCGTTCTAATATTTCAGCTGACCTAATGATAGCATCCTTTAATACTTGTGATTTATGGAAATCTAATGACTTATCTTTAATATAATCAAGGTCTGTTGCTTCAATATTTTTAAATACCTCTTTTAATATATCCTTAACGTTAACCTGTAGTAAATCGGAGTCTATTTCTTGTATTTTAATTTTAAATACATTCATAGTGATAACATCTTTATATTCGTTGTAATATTCTCGTATTTCCTTTATTAACCAACAAAAAGCATCATTACTTGTATATTTCTCATCTAATATATCTACAATTTGCTCTAAAAATAATTTATCTGAAATCAAGCATACTATAAACTTAATTTGAAAGGAATATCCGTATTCTGATATGCTTTTTGTTTTATTCATTTATTCCTCCAATAATGATCTAAAATGTTAAATTCCGTTAACCAATTATCAAAATTTGGGATATGTCCTTGTAATTTATCCTTTACGAACAGAGTTTGTAGTTGATACTTAACTAACTTAGGTGCTAAGGAGTTAACTGCATCAACAATCTTCAATTTCGTTTGATTTTTAATGTCTGGATCATGTAGTTGCATTAAAATAAAATTTCTTTTTATAATAAATTCATTTTTAACCAACATCTCTGAAACTCTCGTTGTTTTTTTATTCGCCGAAACCAATAACTCCTTAGCATCAAAATGCTCATCCTCGGTTAGTGTTGGAAACTCTTTTACTAATGTCTTTACTCCAATTCCCCTTACGCCAGGTATACCATCAGATTTATCCCCATCTACTATTCTACAGGTTAAGACATTTTGTGGATAAACTCCAAACTCTTTTCTTATTAAGTCTCTATCGTAGGTTACTTTCTTAGTAGGTGAGTATAATTGAATTTTATCATTAACTAACTGATAAAAGTCTTTGTCGGATGACATAATTGTGCATTTCGACTCTTTTAATGTCGATGTACATATGTAACTTATAACATCGTCAGCTTCGAGATTATCTAATGCCAATAAAGTCAAAGGTAAGTGTTCTAAATACTCAACTAACCTACCTAATTGTCTTTTTATTGATTCGGATTCATCTTGCGGTGTGGTTGCCCAATCGACATTTCTATTTAATCGACTTCGTACTTTCCTACCAGCCTTATATTCAGGAAATACTTTTTGGCGTGGTTTGGATGAGTTTTTACCATCAAAAACAATAATACAACGAGTAGGCTTAAACTTATTAATCGTATATCGTATAGATTTTAAAAACCCAGTCAAACCACCCACGTGATTACCATCTTCATTCAAAGATGGGTTAACGCTAAATGCCCTTATGAAAGTATTGAAACCATCTACAACTAAAACGTGATCATTTAGTTTTTTTGTTGTAGGATTGGTTTCAATATCATCTTCGTAGTCATAAAATCGCTTAGTTAATAAAGTTTTATCATAACTATTACTCATTCGCAAACTCATCTTCAGTAGTGACATCATCTATGCCCAATTGACCAGAATCATACTTTAAAATTATCTTTTTACAGATAGAATCATAAATATATTCCTGAGTATCTACGTCTGAGAGTAAAGCGCCAAAGTCTTTTGATTGAAACTTATGTTCTTTATTATTTTGGTCAACTAAAGTATACCAAGCACCAGCTTGTTTAACTAAGTTGTGGTCTTTCATTACACTTAACCAACTAGCAAAATCATCAATACCTTTATCAAAGAAAAGTGGGAATTCAGCACTCCGTAATGGAGGACCTAATCTATTCTTAATGACTTGAGCTTTGATTTTAATACCAACAGTATTCTTTTTTGTATCTTTGATTTGTCCCATATTCTTTAATCGAATACGAGTAGAAGCGTGGAAAGGTAAAGCCTTACCACCACTTGTAGTCCAAGGATCACCGAACATTACTCCGAGTTTTTGACGTAATTGGTTCGTAAAGATTAAACATACTTTTTGACGAGCAATAAGTTGTGTAATCTTTCTCATAGCCTTTGATAAGACTATGGCTTTTGATGTAGCCCAACCATCTTTATCAAAGTCAGCATCCATCTCTACTTTTGTAGAAGCAGCAGCTAAACTATCGACTAATATGGTGACTAATTTATCTTTATCGGATTCGCGAATCTTCGTGATAATCGTTTCAATCGTATCAAATATGTCTTCAACTGTTTCCAGATGAACGTATAGCATATTATCAGTATCTACTCCAATTGCCTGTAAGAATTCAGCTGAAACAGCAGACTCAGTATCTATATAGACAGCAAGACCACCTTTCTTTTGAGTGGAGGCAAGAGCGTGAGCTCCAATTAAAGATTTACCACTACCTTCAAGTCCATTTATTTCTGCTATTCGACCAGCAGCAAATCCACCGTTAGGTTTATTTGATATTGCTAAATCTAATAACGTAGAACCCGTAGAAACCCAATCCGTAACATCAGTTGGAGTTTCTTGTTTTCCATCAAGAAAATAAGCTACTTGATGAGATTTGAATTGTTTGTTAAGTTCGCTAGCTAATACTTCAGCTAGCTCATCTCTGTTTGACATATGTTTCTCCTATTAAACGATGGGGCGGAGAAAGGAGTAAACCACCCCACCGAGCCCGCGGGATTATGAATTAAATAATTTATCAAAGTCATCTTCTACTGTAGAAGATGCATTGGTAGTAACCATTTCGGGTTCTGGCGTACCAGAACTGTCATCATTATCCGTTGGATTTAAGAAACTTGAGAGGTGTTCTTTCAACTCATCAAAGGTTGGTTCTTTATATAACTCACCAATGTTGGGTTGGCCATTTAACAGTTTTTCTAATTGATCAGAATCATCAGATAACGTAGTTTGATTTGGTTTTACTCTGATAGTAGTTTTACCATACTGATTTCCAGCTTCAGCAGGCGTTTGTCGTTCAACAACAATGTCACGACCAACTGTAGCATCAGAAATATCACCATAATCAGGATCTGCGATTATACCCAAAAGTTCTTGATAAACTGTTTTACCAAAACCCCAGAATTTAACTCCTTCTGATTCTTCACCACGAACTATAACGGGAACAAATGTTCTCATTTTAGGTTCAATTCGTTTTCCTTGAATCCATTCATCTTTATTGCCAGACGATTTAAGTTTGTCAGCAAATTGTTGAACTGGATCAGGTCTACCAAATGATAGTGGTGATAGGACAGTTTTGTTAGGAACTAAACTGTAATGA